TCCGCATGCTGTTGGTGTAGTTTATAGAACTGATGATGGAAAGATTGAAATTCAAAGATTTGTAAAACCATCTACAAATAAAGATGCTATCTATGATATTATCAAAGATAAGGAGGAATTTGCTATTCACTTCCGTTATGCTACTCATGGTATTTTAAATCTTACAAACACACACCCATTTATTGTTACAAAGGGTTTGTGCATGATGCATAATGGTGTTATGAGTGAATTTGGTGATTTGAATAAAGATTGGTCTGATACAAAAAACTTTGTAGAATATTTCTTAAAACCATATATCGAAGAAGAAGGTATTGGAGTTGTTCAAGACCCAGAATTTAAAGCGGATTTGGAAAAAGTTATTGGTTCTGGTAATAAATTGCTTTTCATTGATAAAGATTTCAATTATAGTATTATTAATGAAAAAGCTGGAACATGGAAAGAAGGTTGCTGGTTGAGTAATACATATTCAGTAGAACCACCATATTCTTCATACTATAAATCTTATGCTCCAAAAGATGGAACAGCAAAGACAACATCTAAATATGATTACTGGGATGATTATAAATCTTATTATGATACTCCATGGGATGATGATAAATGGGAATATGATTTAGGTTATGATTCTATTAGTGATATTGAAAAAGATATTGCTGCAGATATTAGAACTGGTTATATTACAGGTTCAGATATTATTCCTTATGAATTGGAAATTGATAATGAATATATTAAAACCAATGCCATTACATCTGATGAATTGTATAAGATTTATGATGAAATCGCTTCAAATATTGAAAAGGGTATTTACAAAGGTAATATTCCTTGTCAATGGGAATTGATTATAAATCAAAAAGATATTGATGCTTTATTGAATAAATCATCACCTGATAAAACAATAGAATTAGATGCTGAATATAAAGATATTATATCAAATGACAAAGATGTAAAATCTGTTTCTCGTGCAGAAATAGTAAAAAATTTAACAGAAGCTGAAAAAGAAATGTTAATTCTTATAAACGCAGAAGAACTGATATATGAAGATGGGCTTGATGCTAAAAAAATTGCTTTATTAGATTCGTTGGTTAAAAAAGGAATAATTTCAAAAGAGAAAACATATAGTTCTGTTGATAAAAAGTTACATACTTTTTATTATATAAAAGAATAATTTAAATATTATAAATAAATAAAAATATAATTTAAGGAAAAATACAAAAATGTTAATGTGTAAACAAATTAGAAAGAATATAGGCAGTGAATTATTTAATTCACCAATTGCCTATACACATCCTATGGTGAAAGGAGTTTCTAAGTAAACACATATAACACAAGTAAATTTAGATTAACTCCTGGAAACCAAGAAAAATCCAGGAGTTAATTTTTTATAAAAAGATACTTGACATAATTTTTTCTTTATATTATTTTTGAAAACGTTGATAGACATAGTGAATAAGAATTTTTTATTGGGGATGTAGCTCAATGGTAGAGCATTGGTAGTGTTTCAGTTCCATACGGAGTTGGTTCGATTCCAACCATCCCCAACTAATGAGGGTATAATATAATGGCTATTATTACGGACTTTTAATCCGCCTATCTGGGTTCGAGTCCCAGTACCCTCACCATTTATAGGAGTATAATATAATGTTAGTATAATAGACTCTTAATCTATATGTCTGGGTTAGATTCCCAGTGCTCCTACCATTTAATAAAATAATCATTTATGAATTTATAAAATAAATAATATTATAATGGTAATATAAAGGATATTATAATGAAAACGGTAAATGAACAAATAAATGAAGTATTGAGATTAGCTGGTGTTAAACCACTTTATGAAATGCAATTAGATGAAGGAGTTGGTGATTTTTTAAAAAATGCTATTGGTAAAGTTTTTAATTCATTTAGTAAAAAATCTGCAAATGAAGTGTTACCAAATAATGTTATAAACAATGTTAAACAAATAAATAATAAAAAATTTACATCATTGATTAAAGCATCTGCATTAGTATCACTTGCTTTATCTGCAGCGATTTTAGCAGGATGTGAAACAGTTAAACAATGTTCTCAGCTAAATACAAATACTCAAGATAATACTAATGTTCAATCAAGTGCATCTTTAAAAACTAATGTAAATACAAATACTCAAGATAATACTAATGTTCAATCAAATCCAACATCTAAAGAAAATAAATTGGCAAATATTAATATTAAAAGAAAGCCAAAAAACATTAAAGTAGAAAGTGTTGATGTTGAAAATGTTTATTTTGATAATTTAGAAAAATCTGGAGAACAACATGGTGAATGTAGTCAAATGGGTATATATATTCCAGAAACAAAAACCACAATTGATTTATCAAAATTAGACCTAACCAATGTTGAAACGTCAAATTTTGTAAATAATTTGGATGAATTTAATTTTGTTACTGTGACAAAATGTTTATTACGTGACACTTTGTATAAATTTTATATACATTGTTATGGAGATAAATTTAAAGAAATAATCTTAGATAATGGTTACTCTTATATAAAATTAAATGCATCTCAAAAAACAGATTTAGTTAAAGGATTAACACAAATAGTCAAAGCACCTAGTCTTGATTCAAAGGGTAATCCTTTACCAGAAGAAGAATTTGCAAAATTGGTTGGAGTGGTTGCAGAAGCTACTGCTTATATAAATTATCAATCATGTGACGCAACATATGACCAAATTTTAAATAGTAAAAATTTTATATACACTATTGATGATGAAGTACAGAGACCAAATATAAATAAAAATGTTAAATATGATACACATTTATACCCAGAATATTATATGACTAATGCACAAGTAGCTGCAAAAAATAAGAAAAAATAAATTAAAAACACAATATCCTTTATAAAAAATAAAAAAATGAATCTAAAAAATGAATTTAGATTCATTTTTTTCTTGACAATAGTTTTTGATTGTATTATATTAAATTCTGTTGTTAAGACATAGTGAATAAGAAAAACTTTTTAACCAAACACATTAGTGTTATCAAGTTAAGTATAAAGAACGATAAGTAGGTAGGTTCAAATCCTCCCTAAACGGCAGTGGCTGTTTGGTAGTTCTATAACGGGTTAAAATATATCAAAATTTATATGGATTATATTATTTAATATATGAACGTGATATGTTAAATTTTATGGGATGAAGTACAAATACGCATTAGTGTGTTTCGTTAAAAAGTTTTTTGTAAGAAGGTTGATTGGATTAGTTGCTGGCACAGAAGATAGTCGCCAATTTAAGAACAGTATAAGCAATGATATACCGCACTAGGACTATGCTTACAAGTATTATCTTTAGGACCTAGTATGAACCAATCATTTTTTTCTTATGGTGTCTTCTATGCTTTCAGACACCCTCGTTAAATTAATAAAGAGAAACATTAGGTATGGTATAAACCTATAGTCACAAGGGTACTCCTTTTTCATAGAATTTAGGTTAATAATTCTTTCCTATAGCATGAGGGTTTTACCCATTGGATAATTGCTGGTCTTTTATATGTTTCAGTTCTGAAAGAAAACATTTCGTTGGATGACTTCCCAATAGAGAATTACGTGAAGATTCTCTAACCTTTTGTTTAAAATTAAATTATTAGGTTATTACATAAGGGTGATTTTTGATAAATAATATTATGGAAAATGAAATACATTATTGCGATTATGGGTGCGGAAATATAGCAGTTCATCAATTTAAAAATGGAGTATGGTGTTGTTGTAAATGTAAAAATCAATGTCCTGCTATAAAAAAGAAAAATTCTGAAAAAAGAAAAAAGCAGTTTTCTGAAAATGGGGTATCAGAAGGTTTAAAAAAATATTATAATGAATTGAAACAAGGAATTCGTCATGGATGGAGTAAAGGTTTAACAAAAGAAACTAATAAATCTGTTTTAAAATGGAGTAACACACAAAAAGAATTATACAAATCTGGAAAATTAAAAGGCTATTGGTTAGGAAAACATCTTCCAGAATCAACAAGAAAAAAATTATCAAAATGTGGTGGATATAAATATGGTTCTGGTAGGGGTAAAAAAGGTTGGTATAAAGGATATTGGTGTGATTCTTCTTGGGAATTAGCATGGGTAATATATAATATAGACCATGAAATTACTTTTGAAAGAAATAAACAAGGGTTTGAATATGAATATAATAATAAAAAATATAAATATTATCCAGATTTTATTATAGGTGATACATATTATGAAATAAAAGGATATGTGAATGAAAAAACCAAATATAAATTATCAAATTTTCCTAATAAATTAATTGTTTTATATAAAGATGATATGAAAAAATATTTGGATTACGTGAAACAAAAATATGGAAATGATTTTATAAAATTATATGAAAAATAGGGCATCTGGTGATTATGGTAAACATGCTGGACTGAAAATCTAGAGAACTCGGATCGTAACCGAGGGTGCCCACCATTTTTATGGCGTTATTGGTGGAATTGATAGACACGGTAGATTGTGGTTCTACTGCATTAAGTTGCGTGTGGGTTTGAGTCCCATGTAACGCCCCAAAATTATACTCTGGCAGCACGATGGTTCGTGCGGTGGTCTTTCGTATAATGTGAGCACTATATTGGTGACAATATATGTGAATGAAACCGAATTCGGTGAAACCTGTAAAATGGCAATACCGAGCTAAATTGACTAAATGTCATAAACGTGTAGAGAACAGGTGGTTTCCATCTCAAAGAGATGAAGGTATGTTCCAGACCACAAACTAGAAATAGGTAGTGAAAACTATAGTGGTAAGATAAACCAATGACTGTGGGTTCAACTCCCACCCAGAGTACCAGTTTCAATGCCTCAAAACCTTATTATGATAGAACCTTATCTATCTGTTAGGCATACAGGACTATTTTTTAATGTTTTTAGGTCGGTTATAAGCATTGAGGACAAAAAACATTTTTTTTATAAAAAACATCTTGACAAGATAAATTATTATTAGTATATTATGTTTGTTGTTAAAAAAGTTAATATGAAAAAACCTCTATGTTATCTCTACCTTTATGGTGGTATAGAGGATAAGTAACTCTTTAATGAGTGAAACTAAAAGAGATAGAAAAAAGTAGGTCGCTCCTACTAGACTTTACGACAGACCAAACGAGGTTTTATTCAGCCTGCAGACAATGAATATTAGTAAAGTCTTATATTCGATAGACTCGTAGACGAGCATTTTGTTGGTATTTTTAAATTATTTTGCCAACGTTTTGAGAACTTTTTCACCAACAATTTAACGAAAAAGTGATAGAAAACGTTGGAACTATTTATGGGTCGGTGGTGAAAGGGTTATCATTTTGCTCTGATACAGCAACGTTCTGGGTCCGAATCCCAGCTGACCTACCAATTTTTTATCGGGGATTAAGCCAGCAGTAGACGGCATGCTTTGGGAGCATGCAGCGTGTGTGCGACTCACACATCCCCGACCAATTATTTAATAAAATCAATAATTTACCCCTTATGGTGAAATTGGAAATCACACGAGTCTTCTAAACTTGTCTTCTAGGTTCGAGTCCTGGTAAGGGGACCATTTTTTTAGGTTGGAGAACGTCAGCTCAGAAACTTTGATAGACGATACAAGCTGAGTAAAAGTAGAACGTAAAACGATGGTGCTGCAGTCGTATGGTGGCGCAGTAGTTGCCTTATTATTTTATAGAGAAAAGTTCTTCAGACATCTACTGAAGATGTTAGAACTAAACGGCTTATAGCAACGGTTCTTCATAATCATTACATTAAGATGATTAATAATTTTATTTAAAAGGTGTGTAATGAGAAAATATAGAAATTATACAAATGATGATGTGATTAAATATGCTAAAGAAGTATATTCAATGGCAGGTTTAATGAGAAAATTGGATTTAATACCTCGTGGTGGTAATTATGATTCTATGAGAAGATTAATTCAAAAATTAAATATAGATACATCACATTGGACAGGTCAAGGTTGGAATAAAAATAAACAGCTAAAAGATTGGTCTTCATATACTAAGGCAGCCAATCTTAAAAAACATTTGGTCTTTTTAAGAGGTAATAAATGCGAATTATGTGGTAATGAAATATGGTTAAATAAACCAATAAAATTAGAAATTCACCATAAAGATGGTGATAGAACTAATAATAATTTAGATAATTTAATGCTTTTATGTCCAAATTGTCATTCACAAACAGATAATTGGAGAAAACATTAAAAAATGTGGGCGTATGGTGGAACTGGTAGACACAACGGACTTTGACAATTTGAGTGATATATCAGTGATGATATATTAGAACAATCCGAATTCGGTGAAACCTGTAAAATGGCAATACCGAGCTAAATTGGAGAAATCCATAAATGTGTAGAGACCATGGGGATTGCATCTCATTGAGATGATGATATGGTCCAGACCACAAACAGAAAACTGGTAGTGAAAACTATAGTGGTAAGAAAATCCGTTGGATGTAACATCCGTGTCAGTTCGATTCTGACTATGCCCACCATTTAATGGGCGATTAATTTAACGGTAAAATGTAGCTTTTACACAGCTAATTTGGGTGTTCAACTCACTCATCGCCTACCAAATATTGCCTGGTCGTCTAAAGGCAGGATAGAACACTTTGACTGTTTTGATGGTGGTTCGAATCCACCCCAGGCATCCAAAATATTTTTATTGACAAATTATTGAAAATATAATATAATTATTAAAAATTAAGGAATAGAATGAATACAGGAAAACTTTTAGCAGGTAGTATTATTCTTTTTCATTTCTTTCTTTGGTGGATTGTTTTTGAAATAACAGAATATCTTGATGAAAGAAAATGGAAGAAAATAAGAAACTGGAAAGATAATAAATAACAACAATGGTTGGATGGCAGAGTCTGGCTTATTGCGATAGTCTTGAAAACTATTGTGGTTTTTCGACCACCGTAGGTTCAAATCCTACTCCAACCGCCATTTATGCGACCATAGTATAAAGGCTATTATTGAACCCTTCCAAGGTTAGGATGTGAGTTCGATTCTCACTGGTCGCTCCAAAAAAATTTAGAAATTATTACTTGACATTTATTAATAATTGATATATATTATTAACATAGTGAATAAGAAAGAAATTAGTGACTGAATAATCTCTTTGACAGGGGATAAGGTACAAGGTTAGAACTGAAAAGTTTCTAATTTTGGTTGAAGGTTATAAAGAAGTATAAGGATGAAATAGCAAGGGTCGTACAACCCTTTGTGACGTAAGAATGAGACAAATCGTAGTGGATAATGCTGATGTCTGTATCTCATTGAAGGTAACCATTCCTTCCATCCGAAAAGCAAAGGAGTAATTAACCTTTGTGGATGTGTCTGAATAATACGCTTTATAATGGGCTTGTAGGTAGTCAGGAATCCTACCAATTTTATTAAACCATTGCTGCTACTTATGTAGTGAGAGTTGGGCACTTGATGCTGACCAGTAATTCTGACGTTGAATGTTCGTTGAATAGTAATGGTTTAATTTTATCGCAGGGTGAAGCAGTGGTAGCTTAGTTGTCTCATACGCAAACGGTCGTGGGTTCAAATCCCACCCCTGCAATCAAAAAGTTTTTATGCCAGCGTATTCCATTAAGGAGGTGGGGCAGACTGTAGAAATTGCAGCATTATATAGTGATATATAATTGAAAAATCTGGCTAAATCGGTGAAACCTTAACAGATAATGCTGATGGCAATACCGAGCAAGGATTAGAAATAATCTATGTGTAGAGACTTTACACCAGACATCTTAATAAGATGAAGATAAAGTCCAGACTACAATATGAAAATAATGTAGCAATGAAATCTGCTGTCTTTATGACTCGCCTGGATCGTTACCAGGAGCTGGCACCAATTATAAATGAAAGAGAGAATAAATGTATTATTTAATTTATAAAATTACTAATACTATAAACAATAAAATATACATTGGTAAGCATAAAACTAATGATATAAATGATGATTATATGGGTAGCGGTAAAATATTAAATAAAGCAATTGAAAAATATGGTATTAATAATTTTAAAAAAGAAATTTTATTTGAATGTTCTAATGAAGAAGAAATGAATCAAAAAGAAGCAGAAATTGTTAATGATGAATTTATTAAAAGAAATGATGTTTATAATTTAAAAATTGGTGGAGAAGGTGGGTTCGATTATGTAAATAATACTAAACAAAATTTATACGATAGAACAAAACCAGAAACTTTTAAAAAATATCAAATGAATGGGAAAAAATTATATAAAAGAACATTAGAAAAAAGAATTTCTGAACCAAATTTTGATAAAGAATTTAGAAAAAGAATTTCTGAAGGATTAAAGGGATGGTATAAAGAAAATGAATCATGGTGGTTAGGTAAAAAACATAAACAAGAATCTATACAAAAAATGAAAGATGATAAACAGAAAAATCATCCTCAAGCAGGTTCAAAAAATTCTCAATATGGAAAAATTTGGATTTATAATGATAAATTACAATTAAGTAAATCAATTTATAAAGAAAAATTAAATGAATATATAAATAAGGGATGGAAGAAAGGAAGAAAAATAAAGTTTAAATAATGGTCTGTGGCCGACAGGTAAGGCAGCACACTGTTAATGTGCCATATGTTGGTTCGAATCCAACCAGACCAGCCAGTTTTAAGAGAAAAAAGATGAAAAAAGATTTTATTGTTTATGACCCTGTTGCTGGATTAACTATTTTACAAGCTCTTGAAAATGCTATTAATTTAGCAAAGAAAACTGATAAAATCGTTAAATCAAATATTAATGATGTTGAAATGACTTTTTCAAAAAATACAAAAGTGGCAGAATCATTAAAAATATTTCATAGACGATTAAATGAGTTATATTTAAAACAAGATAATTCTAGGCAAAAATGACCCTATAGTCTAATGGTTAGGACAGTGCCCTTCAATATGGGAGCGTTATATTAGAAATAATATAAATGAAAAGAGCCCTAATTCAAGGAAACCTGTAAAATGGTAATCTTGAGCTAAAATGATTTATAATCATAAATGTGCAGAGACTATATAGGCTCTATCTAAACAAGTAATGTTGTAGATATTGAGATAGTCCAGACCACAAACAGAGAAATCTGGTAGTGAAAACTATAGTGGTAGAGTCACGGCATAGATGTGGGTTCGAATCCCGCTAGGGTCGCCAATAAATAAAGATATATTATAAGCCCTTGTAGCTCAGTCTGGTTAGAGCACTCGCCTTGTAAGCGAGAGGTCGGAAGTTCAAATCTATCCCAGGGGCACCATTTTTTAATGGGCTGTTGGTGAAGTGAAATCACGATAGATTTGCATTCTATAGTCAAGAGTTTGATTCTCTTACGGTCCACCATTTTTTATTTGACAATTCTATTCAAATATAATATAATCATCTTATGAAAAATGAAAATAATTTTATTTGCGAAAAATGTGGATGTCATCATGATGGAAGCTACGGAACTGGAAGATTTTGTTCCGTAAAATGTTCACATTCATATTCATCTTTAGTTAAAAGAAAAGAAATAAATGAAAAATTAAAAACATATGGACTAGTATATAAAGAAAAATATTCTCAACCGTATAAAGAAAAATATAATAAAAATCCAAAAATATGTCCTATATGTGGAAATGTTATTCCATATGAATTAAGAGATAACAAAACATGTTCTATTACTTGTGGTAGAAAATTAGCTAATATAAATAATCCTCATATTAATGATGGCGGATATAGAGAAGGTTCAAGTAGAGGTAAACATGGATATTATAAAGGTATATGGTGTGATTCTACATATGAATTAGCATATTTAATTTATTGTTTAGACCATAACATAGATATAAAAAGATGCGATGAAACATTTGAATATGAATTAAATGGCATTAAACATACGTATCATCCAGATTTTATTGTAGATGGAATCATTGTAGAAATTAAAAATTATTACAGAGAAGAAAATAATATTAAATTAAATGCCATAAATAAAAAGAAGAAAATATTATATTATAAAGATTTAATTCCATGTTTTGATTATGTTTCTAAAACATATAATAAAAAATATAGAAAAAGATGGAATAATTTTTATGAATTATATGACTAAAATATTAAGGGGTATGGGGCTGCTTGGAGTGGTCGCCCGACTGTCACTTGGGAGATTCAGATGGGTTCAAATCCCATATACCCCGCCATTAAATTTTTTATAAAAATCTTTTGACAATCTTTTCAAAATATAATATAATGAGTTTATCAAGAAAACAGGGAAGAAATGCATCTAGTACCTGTTTGAGAGAGAACTGGATATAATTGGT